TCTGCTGGAGAAAAGTCAGAAGATCTAAACATATATTCTCTAGAATTTGTATCAAATCCTAAATATTCATATTCGTCATTCCATTCATCTACTCCAGGATCGAGTACTTGATACATTTTTCCTAATTTTAAAGGTATCATACTTCCAGGCTTTCCAGGCACTGGGATGAATCCAGACTCAGAAATTGATTTTCGAACTTCTTCGCGGATTAGCTTTCTAAATTCTGATTTTTTCATATTATTTTAATTGAGTAATCTAATAATAAATATCGCTAATTGAAATTTTCAATTAGCGTTTGTACTACTTGCAATCGATTTGTTGTAATGTCTTGTTCCCAAAATCGTAAAAGCTGATAATTTCTATCTGCTGCGTGGTTTGTCTTAAGTCGATCCAATCCTCGATTTTTGCGCTGCATACTATTTAATTCAGTAAATTTCTCAGGATTCCCGTGCCAATAATCTCCATCAACTTCAATTAGTATGTTTTTCGAGGGAATGTAAAAATCATAATCAAACCCATCTACTTCATACTGATGAATGAAATCTATTCCTAAACCTATTAGCATATCTGCAAACGTAAATTCCAATTTAGAAGGATTACCTTTGAGTATTTCTTTTCTATTACGCGCAAGAGTTTCCAACATGATTTTTCTGTGTTCTTCAGACTTCGGCTTTCCGGTAAGAGCTTTGGAAATTTTCTCTCGACGAACTGGGTCTTTGGCTCTAATACGTTGCTTTTCAAGAGCTTCTCCTTCCATAGGTACTCCTTTATTCCACTGCTCAAGCTCACCGCACGCAAATTTCTTTCTACGTGTTTCAGCTGACTTTTTAGCGCCGCTGTCTGAATAAAATCCTCCATTTATTCTAGCTGCATGACCTTTTAAATATTTACCAAATCCAAAAGTTGAAAAATACTTTAAAGGTGCATTACAACCACACTGACAATTTGGCCAAACTCCTTTATAGTATATATCAACGTACGTTTGCGCACCGGGTATTTTATGTGCCTTCGATCGGTGCGATTGCAATCCTTTATAAGTATCAAACTCTCGATTGCATTCTTTACATGTAAATTTAGTCATAAAAAAATTCCTTATATAAATAAATATAAGGAATTCTTTTGAAACTATAAAATATTATTACGTTACTTTCAATAAAATTATTAATGTATCGTATTTCATATCAAAATTGTAATATCGCATAGTCATACTTGAGCGTAAGCTGTATATTCACTGCATCTTCTGTAGACCAATCCATATCACCAAATTGAGCATCTCCAATATATGCACCTTTTAAAGTCCATTCTTCAACTTTATCGCCTACAGGTCCTAAAGAATTAAATGTAATGTCTTTCTTATAAAAGTCAGAATAACCGTCGCGGCCTGTTACAGACTCTTTAGACAATCTAACCCATTCCATTACTGCCTGAGCGGCTGAAGGAACTACAGGGTCGTAAAGAGTTACTGTAACGTCATTCCATCTACCTTTACCTTTTAATTTTCTTTCTACATTGATGTGATCTAAAATTACATCCCCGAAAGTAATTGAAGGGCGGCTAGCTGCTTTGATAAGATACGAAGGAATTCCTTCGATATACATAATGAATCGGTTTGCAACTTTTGGTTCAAACGCTGTAAACATTATTTCCGTTGGATCTAATAATTCTGCCATATTTCAGTTTGTTAAATGATTAATTTAATATAAATATCAATAAATAAAAAAAACATGAAAAAAGCCCCTGTCTCCAGAGGCTTTCTTAAAACTATAAATATCAACTAATTTATTCTGGGAACGATGCTCCGGTAGGTAGAATATTGAAGTCAATAATAATGAATTCTGCAGTTTTTGCTGGCTGCAAGAATATCTGTCCATACATAATGTTTCTGTCAATAATGTCTGGAGTATTATTAGTTTCGTCCATAATTACTCGGAATGCATACAATCCTTGACGTTGCTGTACTGACTCTAAATAAGGATTAACAATATTTAAGAATCTGTTGCGAGTGGTAGCTGTATTTTGTTCAAATACTAAATATCTAGTTGCAGATGCAATAAATTTCTTAACTGCAATCAACAGACGACGTACATTGATTCTATCCAATGCAGACGGTTTAGCTTGAAGAGTCTTTTGACCCCATACACATACACCTACTCCTGGGAAAGTAGCGATTGGATTAACTCGACCTTCATATAACTCGTCTCTTTCTGCAAGAGTTAATCGAGAATACGCATCGGTTACTGAAGTAAGACCACCACGATTCAATCCTGCTGGCGCATACCATTCAGCAGCTACTCTGTCATTGAATGAAAGAACACCTGGAATAACAACGGTAGGAGGTACCCATACTGGTTTGTTAACATTTGCATCTACAATTCTTACCCATGGATAATATGTAGCAGCGTAATTGTTATCAAAAGTGCTAATTTCAGACACTGCAGTTGATACATTAGCAGTTAATCCAACGCAATCGAATACAAAGAATGTATCTGCGCGATCCAAACACATCTGGGCTGCATAATCAATTACTGCAGAATGATATTGCTGAATAACACCAGGCATAACAAGCATATTCATATCATATTCATCTGCATTTGATAAAATGTCAATTGCATTTTTATATACTGAATAATCTTTTCCTGACGATCCATTTAAATCATATCCTTGAGTATTTGCAGCTACAATTGAAGCTCCAGTTAACAATCTACGGTTTGGTTGAATACCATCAGCTCCACCTTGGAATGGTACGACAAATTTACGTGAATCTATGGAAGTATTAGAAGTTAAATCTATTGATCCAGAATATGCAGTGGCTGCTGTTGGGAAATTAGCTCCTGCTTCTTGATTGAAATTGCTCAATAAGAATGGAACGTTAGATCCGGTAGTAGCTCCTGTTTTTGGAATTGGTTTTAAATAATTGGCATTGTCAGTTACTGTTCCTGAAGTAACTCCTCCTGCAAAATTATAATCAAATCCATAAAATACTCGTTTGTTATAAACGCCTCTGGAAGTTTGTGCTGAAACAAAGCTAGCAGCAGGTACATCACTAAATGCAGATGGTAATGGATTGAATAAAGCTGCAAATCCAAAAGGTACTAAATCTGGAGAATATACTCCATTTTTAACGTTGTCATCTACTTCTACGTAAATGTATTTTGAACGATTGGCATAATCTCCATTAACAATTACTTTACCTGTTCCTGCCTGAAACGTTCTGTATCTATCACCAATTACTCGAGCAATGTAACGAGAAGAATTAGGATCTAAATTTACATTATCAAACGATTCAATTACGTTAGGACGAAGATCTGAATCTTCGGTAGTGTATGGAGAACCAAGAGCTTGAAGTTTAGCTTGATCTACAGCACGTACAGACAATGTAAATGATCCATATTCAGATCCAGCAATTGAACCTGCGGGTTTAATAGAACTAATAGCAATTTTAAATTCATAATTGCTATGAATACCATCAGCAGTAGTATGTACTTTAAATAAATTGAAATTGGCTCCATTAGCCGTTTGAGAAATGATCCATGGAGTTTCAGCTTCTTTAAATCCTTCTTCAAAATCAAATGATCCTGATTGCAATTCAATTACTAAATTAGGATCAGCTGCTAACGAAGCTGAAGCTTGTACCTGGAACATTGTATACAAATAAGCCGGGTCTGAAGTCGATCCAGCATTTTTTGCAAATAATTTAGTTAAGAAGTTCGGACTTGAGCTTGATAGCGATGCACTGTAAACTGCAGTACTGTTACCTTTAGCATTTGGAAAATCTGAAGAATTTACGGTATATGAACCGGAAATTCCTAATACAAAAGATCCAGATATATTTGACGCTAAAGTTGAAGACTCAAATAACGGAGTTGTGCCATTATAAAATGCACTAGTTTCAGATACTACTTGCGAAGGGTGAAGTAGTGCAATATGTTTTCTACCAAACGAGCCAGAAGCTACTACAGCAACAGGATTTGATAAACTGTATCCATCGTCATGTAAAGTACGAACTACAGTTAACTGTCCTGAATTTTGTAGATACTCTTTAGCTGCGTATGGAAGATATAAATTAGGGTTGGTGTCACCAAAGATTTGTACGAACTCGCTGTAGGAAGTTACTGGGGTAGGAATAAGCGCAGGACCTTTAATAGTCGGTCCAATAAACGCAGCACCTAACGCAGCAATACCTTGCGGCAGGAACGATAAATCTTTTTCTTCTGTAAACACGCCCGGGCTTACGATTCTTTCTGCCATAATACGTTAAAGTTTAAATTGTTTGTAAAAAGTTATCTACATATAAATATGTAACTAAACTTCGAACAAGTAGATTAATTTTAAGAAACTGAAGTAAACGTACCAGAATCTATATCAATATTTCCAGTACCGTATTTTTCATTCAATTTCTTAGCCAACGTTTCTTCTTCATTTTGAAGATCGGTGTATTTAGTTACTAGCGAATTTTCATATTCTTGTAAACGAATTGACTGTTGCTCAAGAATAAGATATTCA